GTCCGACACAGTCGGGATACCGTCAAGAATGGTTCGCAACCGTTTGATCGTCACGTTGTGACGTTCAGTCGATTTGTCAAACCTACTGAAGCTATCCCGCTCGGTTCGCTTAGCGAGGTCACGTATACGATCAGGAATGATCCTAACGGGACTTCGTCTGACATCATTGATGTCTCCGAGGCCATGAGCTTTTACATGGTAAAAGCAGGTGGCATCGCAGCGAAGCTGCTGGGCTGGGAGTCGTAAGACTCCTAGGAAACCGGAGTATCTTCTGAGCTCGTTGAACGTATAACACGGGAGAAGTCCTATGTCTACGTCTTTGAGCAACGAAGAGTACGTCCTAGGACTATACGATGCTATGCTTTCTGACATAGCAGAGCGTTGTCCTGAGCTCCAAGTTGAGTGTAGCCGCGATTACAAGCGTCTGCTCTCAGCGATCGATCAGCATGGGCTCCACTTCTTCGTGGAAGTCCTGCCGTCGTTTGGTAAGCATTTTGATCTTTGCTTATCAAACGAACGCCTTACCAAATCTGGACTGACGCATTTGCGTCCGTTCAAAAATGGGGTAGTAGTCCCAAGACTTTTCAAGGGATTACTGCTTCGCGTTTTCGATCAGTTTGGGGCGCTTAGGTCTAGTCCTGACGTGACAGCGATCCGCGACATTAGGCAGCTTTGTACGGCTGTCAAAAAGTTGCGTATCGCTTGCCCGGACACATCAACCTGGAAACAAGTCGATGAGTTCTACAGGACCGACAGGGAAGTCGCCGTTGGATCCCTTAATTGGGATTACGGTGATTTTGATGCTGATGGTGCTGGTGTTCTTCAGTTTGGAGATCACCTTCCTTCAGTCTCAACCGCGTCCGATCTCTTCGGAGATCAAAACGTGGACCCCCCTCCATTTGTACTCGCTGCCGACTTTCTCGATACCGTTCAACGAACGGCCGACATCGTCTGCTCCGAGATCGGACGATTCAATCCGTCCGAATGGAAGGCTAAGCATGGACCAGGAGCCGTATCTGACCTGAGGGGAGGGTCATATAAATATGACTTCCCTCATTGGCCAGATAAGCTTGATGCTGTCTTCCCTTATGCTGATTTTGCTTTTAGCAATTATCAACATTGGGCCGATAGCATCGCATCAGATGGCGGTTCGTGTGAGTTATCTCACGAACCTCCTGCTCGTCTACATGCTGTTCCAAAGAGCTATTCTGGGCCTCGGCTAATTGCCGCGGAGCCAGTTGCGCATCAATGGTGTCAACAAGTCGTTCGAGACTTTCTGATGAGCCGCGTCGAGGATACCTGTCTCGATGCTTGTATCTCGTTCAGAGATCAAACGCCGAATCAGGTCCTCGCCGCTGCTGCTTCTCATCATGGATCGCACTCTACAATTGACTTGAAGAGCGCGTCCGATCGGATCTCTTGTTGGGTTATCGAGAGACTATTTCGTCGCTCGCCTTCCCTTCTATCCGCCTTGTACGCAACGCGTACTCGATGGATAACCCAGAGCCTCGATAAGAAATCTCCTGAGGCTTGTCGCCTTCGGAAATTTTCCACGATGGGTTCGGCAGTTACCTTTCCCGTTCAGACGATCCTATTTTCTGTTTTGGCGGTTAGCTCGGTTCTCTACACGAGATCCTTGCGACCTACCTCTGCAAATCTTAGGAAGATCTGTCGGGAGGTCCGAGTCTTTGGTGACGATATTATCGTCCCCTTGGACAGTCACGACAACCTCACGGGGTTGCTGACAGCCTTCGGTTTGAAGGTCAATCCCGCTAAGACTTTCTCGACTGGAAAGTTTAGAGAGTCTTGTGGGTATGATGCTTACGATGGTAACGATGTTACCAAAGTTAGCATCTTGTCAGTCCCGGTCGTGTCCAAGCCTGAGTCGATTCTTTCTGCAGTCGACACTCAGAACAATCTCTTTTTAAGAGGTTGGTACCGAGCTGCCGCCTACATTAAGCGGACAGTCGAACGATTTCGGAATTATAAGTTCCGAACGTTCACTAGCCACTCAGGCGCTATCGGGTGGATGTCGTTGTTTGAAGAAGGTTTAGCTGGTCTTAGGACCCGCTTCAACCCTATTCTACAACGCCAGGAAGTGAGAGTGTCACGCCCTTGCGGGGCGCCGACGCGCACACCTGCCGATAGCAACGCAATGATACTTCAGTATTTTACTGAAGTGAAGAGGATCCCAGACGCTCGTGAGGAGCGTCTAGGTTACTCAGCATTGCGCCACCCACTGAAGTTAAGGTGGGTGTGGGAGCCGATCCATCTCTGGATCGGTGGAGGGTTGACTACCACTCAGGCCATCGGTCTGAAGAAGTAGTTTTCCTTTGAAG